AACGGCGGCGATATTGAGGATTTAGGTTTAAATCCGCTCACCATCCAACTGCAAGCGGTGTTTTATGGTGAGGGATATTACACCGATTTTAAACGCTTTTTATCGGCTTTAGAAAAACAAGGTGCGTCGGTATTAGTACACCCGATTCGTGGTCGCTTGCAAAATATGCTTTGCACCTCTGCTTATTTTCACCATGAAGCGGATTTTGTGGACTATGTGACAGTCAGTCTTAGCTTTCAAGAAGCTACGCCGGCAAAACCAATCTTCTTGTTTAACTTTTCTGTGCTTGGCTTGATTGATGAGTTATTAACCAAGCTCGAAGACTTGGTAGATGATGTATTGGAGCTGTATGGCACCTTTATGGAGGGTATCTCCTTTGCCGCTAGTGTCAAATCACGTTTATTAGGCTCGTTTGGTGCGCTTTACGGCTGTTTTGAGCAGGTGCGCGATATGTTTGACATGGACAAGAAAAAGCACGTTATTTCCGCTAATACACCGACTTCAAAAGAGGCGTTTAAACAACAAGGCGGCAATGCGGTGCGTGAGATAGCGAGCATGATTCGGGAGGGCTTAACGGCCATTGCCAATCGTGATGACTTAACCGTGCGTGCAAAATTTGACGAGGTCACTCGCACCGTGAAAATCCTGCTTGAGATTGCACCAAATTTAAGCAACGGTAAAAACAGTAAGTCCAACAAGCTGAAATCATTAACCTCATCCTTGACGGCGCAGGACACAAAAGAAATCTTCTGCGCCGTGCAGTTGTTGGCGACGGCGAATGTGCTAAAAATCGCTACGCAGTTTATTGAGGATGATACGCTGATTCCGTCCGAAATTGATTACATCGTGACGGAATCTCGTTTACAAGCATTAGCAACGCTTAACACCTTGCGTGCGTTAGTGCAAGCGGAGCAAAACGCGATGACATTACATTACGTTAAAGATGATTTTGGTTTGATGTCATTAAGTGCAAAAAAACAAACAGGCGCAAGACAACTGCAAACACCGAACACGGGGCTTTATACGCAGGCTTACAACACGGCAGAAAAACTGCGTCAACAAAGCCATAAATTAACTCAGCTTGCGTTGGCAGCAATTAATCGTAAACCGCCTTTAATTATTCGCACGGTGGAATTTGATAGCACGATTCAACAAGTGGCGCACGCGTTTTACGAGGATTATACCCGCGCGGGTGAGCTGTTGCGCCTGAATCCGCACATTCGTTACCCGAATTTTATTGCCCGCGGCGAGGTGCTCAATGGCTACGCAAAATAACGGCTACCCGTTTAATAATGAGATTGTGGTTGAGATTGACGGCAAACAGCACAAAAACTGGAAAAGCTACGATATCGACAGCGATTTCTTAATTCCTGCTGACGCATTTAGTTTTAATGTTGGCGTGCCATCAGATAAAACCGTGCTGGCGGATTATTCCGGCAAAACGGCAAAAGTACTGATTAACGGCGAGCTCGTACTGACAGGCATTGTTGACACTACTCAACATTCCATCTCAAAAACCGACCGCACTTTTAGCTTAAATGGGCGCGACAAAGCGTCTATTTTGGTGGATTGCTCCGCGCCAATTACCAACGTGAAAGGCTTGACGGTGTTAGATGCCATTAAAAAAATAGTGGAGCCGTTGGGCATTAAAAAAGTGGAGCTTCGGGCGGAATCTAACCCGACGTTAGATAAAGTTGACATCGACATCGGCGAAACAGCATGGAATGCACTGATCCATTGTGCTAATTCGGCGGGGTTGCATGCATGGTTTGACCCTGCCGGCACGCTGATTGTCGGCGGTGCGGATTACTCTACGCCTCCGGTGGCGACGTTGTGTTGTGCGAAAAACGGCAAACGAAACAATTTCACACAGGCAAGCCTGACCACGGATGTGTCGCAAAGTTTTTCGGAGATTACGTTTTTAGCGCAACGGCATGGTCGCAGCGGTGACGACAATAAGAACGATCTGAAATGGGTATTTAAAGATGATGCCGTTCAGACCTACAAGCCTAAAACGGTGATTGTGCCGGATGTAGAAAACCTGGAAGCCCTGAAAAAATGGGCGAAAAAGTACATCGCGGACAGCATTTTAAACAGTTTTACTCTGACCATCACCGTGCCTGATCATAAAACGCAGGACGGTATGTTATGGACGCCGGGGCAACGGGTGCATGTGATTTGTGAGGAGTACGACATTGACGCGATTTTCTTTCTGATGGGGCGTCGTTTTGCCTTGAGCCGACAAGGCGGCACAACCACGGAACTGCGCTTAAAACAAGACGGTGTATGGACGCCTGACGCTTATGCGAATAAATCGAAAGCGGCACGTAAGCGCAAAGGCAAGAAAAATAAAGGCGATTTGATTGTATTGGATGGGGATTAGTATGAGACGATTGGGACAAGCAATAAAACAACACACAGAAACCGCCTTGGGCGCAGTACGCCAAGCCTTCCGAGGAAAGTTGAATTTAGTCAAAAGCGCGGACAATATCCAAAAAGTGCAGGTATCCGGATTAGCGGACGAAACTTTGCAAGATGTGGAGTTGATGCAACAATTCGGCTTAACGTCTGTGCCACCTGCCGGCACGCAAGTGGTGGTGTTGCCGATGGGCGGGGAGACAACCCATTCCATTGTGATTGCGACCGAAAACGGATCTTTCCGGGTGAAGAACTTGCAATCAGGCGAGGTGGCAGTTTATGATGAAAGCGGTAGCAGTATTATTTTAAAACAAGGTCGCTTAATCGAAATTGATTGCGATACTTTGAAAATCACGGCATCCACCAAGGTGGAAATTAGTAGCCCGTTAGTTGAAACCGACCATGTGTTGACCGCACAAGGGCAAATCAACGGCAATGGTGGCATGGCAATTAAGGGCGGTTCCGGCGCATCGTTTATGGGCAACGTAACGCAAACAAAAGGTAGCTTTACTACTGATGGCGACGTGACTGCTAACGGTAAATCCCTTGTTGGTCACACCCACCGAGGTGATAGCGGTGGCATTACAGGACAGCCACAATAACTTAATTAAGGGGGCGCTGAAATAGGCTGCCTCCTTTTTTTTATCCACTTCTTTTACTCTGTCGGCATGGACAGAGAAATCAGCCCGCTTACCGGGGACTATACAAATACAAGCATCAGTACACTGCAAAATGCCGTGTATATCAGACTGACTACCCCTTTGGGCTCGTGGTGGGCAAATGGGCGTGTAGGTTCTCTACTCCATACTATTCAGCGAGAAAAGGATTTAAGCCGGGTGGGTATGTTGGCGCAACAATACGCCGAGGAAGCGTTGCAACCGTTGATTGATGACGGGCGCGCCAGTGAAATTGTTGTTACACATGAACAACCGCATAACGGCAAAGTGATTCTTTCCATTTCTGTAACTGACAACCGGGGCGAACAATACACTTTTAAACACCCCGTAAACGTCATTTAAAAGGTGTTTAAATCGTGTTTATTGTACCCACACTAGAAGAAATCCGCGCCAGTCTGTTGCGCGATTATCAAACGTATTACCCAAACGCTGACACATCTGAAGACAGTGACGCTTACGCCCGTGCCAGTAGTTTAGCGGCATGCGCGGAAGGGATTTATGCACACCAAAAATGGCTAATTAAACAGTTTTTCCCAGACACTGCCGACACCGAATTCTTAGAAAAACACGCAGGATTGCGTGGTTTGCGCCGTCGCAACGCCACTTATGCAGCAGGCAAAGGTGCCACTATTAGCGGCAATCCTGATGCTGTGATTTCCGTAGGACTACAAATCAAAACCGAAGATGGGCGTTTTTATGAAATAACCGAAAGTGCGGTCATTTCCGCCAGTGGTTCTGCGGTTGTTGCGGTGCGCTCCCTTGCTACGGGTGCGGCTCAAAACATTAAAACTGCTACAAAAGGATCGTTTATGGCTGCGCCTGTTGGCGTGAGCACGGATGTTGTACTAAATGACGTGGTAGGTGCGACGAATGCCGAAAGCGATAGCTCATTGTTGGAGCGGTTACTTAATAAAATCCGCCGACCTGCGGCGGGTGGCAACCGATATGATTACAAAGACTGGGCATTAGAGGTGGATGGCGTTGAACAAGCGTATGTTTACCCGCTACGCCGAGGGCTAGGCACGGTCGATATTGCAATTACGGCCGATAATGATGTACCAAGTGATGACACGGTGCGCCGCGCGCAAGAATATATCGACCAAGAGCGCCCAGTCACGGCAAAAGAAAGCAAAGTCGTTAAACCGGATGTGACAAAAATCAATTTTAATATCCAGGTGAAAATCAGTGGCGTGGCATTAAATGACATCAAAACCGCTATTCGCAACGCGCTGACTGATTATTTTAACGGTTTGATTCCGGGCGATGATTTAATTGTGTCGCAGTGTGAGGCTGTTGTAAGTGATTTAATCGGCGTGGTTGACCGCCGTTTTATTGCTCCGAATGCCAATCGCAAGGCGGATGTGATCAACAAAATCGAATGGTTTCGCTTGGGCGAAATCACCGTGACGGAGATGGCTTAATGCAACACGCAAACGCGCTAAAACAGCTTTATCCGCCCGTGAGTTACAACATCAACGGCGAACATTTTATTGCACAATGTGAAGTGGACGGCAGTGCATTTGACCGCTTACAACAAAGCGCAGAAGAGGTATTAGCATCAATTGAGCCTGCCACCTCAAACCAAATGTTAGCTGATTGGGAGCGTATTTGCGGGATTAAAACAGATTTAAGCAAGTCTTATCAAGAGCGTGTTAAGCGCGTCATTGTACAACTTAATGCCGTGGGTGGGTTGTCTATTCCGTATTTTACCCGCCTTGCTGAAAGTATCGGCTACCGCATTCAAATCAAAGAGTTTTCTCCGTTACAAAATGACCTGCCTAATCCTGGTGATATTGCTCAATTTCGGAATGATCCGCGTGAGAGCTTGATTTATATGTGGCGGGTGACGGTGTTAAACGGTGACGACAATATCGTGTATTTCCGCGCGGGTAGTTCGTTTGCTGGCGATCATTTAGTTGAGTTTGGTGACCGGATTATTGAGGAGTTCTTTCGCGATTTAAAACCCGCCCATACCTACTGCTATTTTGCGTATCAATAGAGAGACAAAATGAAAACGTTACTACCCGAAATTAATTCCGCTGACAAGCGCTTTCATGCCGGTAATCCGGCAACTGGCGAACAAGGCACACGCGTGACAGATACGTGGCTTAACGATGTGCAAGACCGTTTGCGCGATGTGCAAGCCGAGGCGCATTATGTATTAGCAAAAGCCGGATTTATTCCGAAACAAGAACAACAAACGCAGCTATATCAAGCGATTGTAAAAATCATTGATGACAACCGTAAATCCGCCAGCATAACACAAAAAGGCGAAGTACGATTGACTAGCGATACGGGGTTGGATAGCGAAGATCTCGGCTTAACCGCAAAAGCCGGTAAATTACTAGCACAAGGCATTGCCGCCTTACGCCTTGCACTGAATAACTACATCCCAAACAGTAAAAAAAGTAACGCTGTAAACAGCAACAACAACGATACCGTGGCAACCTCGGCGGCAGTCAAGACAGCTTACGATAAAGGCGTTGATGCCAAGAATGCGGCAGATAATGCACAACGGACTGCTAATTCGGCAAATAATAACGCCAACAATCGTGTGGCTAAATCAGGCGATACGATGACCGGTAATCTAGTCATTGATAGCCAATCTAATGCGTGGTCAGGGGTCGCACTAAAAAATAAGCAAGGTAAATATCTCGTTTATGAAGTTACACCGGATAGTGAGCCTTATTTTGGCTCGATGATCT